TCAACTTAAGGTATTTCCAATGGTGTATCCGTGTTCAATAAACCATTTTTCCCAATATTTTTGTGCGTAGAGGTCTGCGTCCTGCCATTTGTCAAAATAAATAGGCTTTATTGGCGTCAGTTCGTATGACCCGCAACCGCCGAATTTTTCGTTGCACCTGCTGGTGTCTGCTGTTAATATTGAACCGCAGTCCTTGCATTTCATAGCCCCTTCCTGCCAGATAAGCTTTGGCTGTTCTGCTGGCTCATTTTCGGTTGAGTCGTCTATCATATCCACTTCCTCGTTGGTTGAGTAGCAAATTTTTGGAATTTCTGTCGTGTAGTAAAATGTTTTCATATAAGTTCCTGTTTTTGCGTATCCTGTGCGAAAAACAAGAACCTTGAATACGCTTTCCTTGCGATTTCCCACTGCATACGAGGTAAAGTCCATAACTTTCCTTATCCTCTTGTCTATTGTGTCTATGACCTGTGCTGTGAATATGTAAACCAAGTCCCTTTTTCTGCTTCTGGCAAGTATGTCTGCAACGAACTTGTTTGCTGACTTCCTTGAGAGCCTTGCATCACAGATTCTCCATATCTCATCAAGCAACACAACTCCTTCCCTCATGTAGTCAAACTGCCTTACGCTTTCAATGTAGTAGTATGGTATCTTGAAAAGGTGATAATTGCTGTAAATTTTCTGCCTCTTGAAATACCAGTTCTTGAATCCGAGATAGGTGCATGTAAGAGTTTTTCCACACCCCATTTCGCCAACTATTCCGAATAAAACCATCTAACCACCTGTTGGAGCTGTCGTTTGTTGCCTTTTCGCAAGGCATTTCGGACATTCGCAAGTTTTTTTGTGCCTTCCCATACTTAACCTCCCAAAATTTTAACTAATTCAGGAAAATGCGTTATGAAATAAAAAAACATTGTTATTAAAACAAATAATAGAGATACTGTTGTTACTGCGAATAGCGTTTCTCTTTTGTTCATTTTAATCTCCTATGTATTTACAACTTTTGCACTCAACTCCGAGTTCCTTGAAAAAACCCATAAAACTTTTTTCCATTTTTTTATACCCTCTCATTATTTTGATTATTCTTGGCATATAAAGCGGTATCCTTATTAGCACCTTTCCGTTTTCCTCCCAAAAAAATAGAGGAAATTCATCAGCCAGCATATTTGAGCCTGTCAATCCAAGCGATTTTATCGTTTCCTTTGCGTTTTTTGTCTGTTTTTTGTATTCTTCCTCAAATTGGCTCTTGTATTTTTCAAGAGCTTGAAGCATAGCAGGAACATCTCCTTCTAATTCAAATTTCATACTTTACACCGATTTCTTATATCTGTTAAAGAATTGGTCCCTTTTAATTCTTATTAATTCAGCCATCTGCTGGAGAGGACCTAAATCCTCCTCCTCTTCTTCAAGGTTTTCCTTTTTTTGCGTTTCGCCTTCCATAATAGCCCTCCTAAATTAATTTTCTTGATTTTTTTGTTAAGTTTTCAGCCTTTGCCTTTATTGCGTCCATGATTTTTTTGCTTGTGTCCCCTTCCTCTTCCTCTTCGGGTTCGTATCCGTAAGATTCGTCTATCTTTTCCATAAGGCTTTTTTCTTTTTCCATAATACACCCCCTATGATAATCCAGCAAAAAGGTCCTGCGTCTTGCCCTTCTTTTTAAGTTCAGCGAACTCCCTTATGCCGGATAATATGACCACGAATTCCGTTCTCCCTATTCTCAGCCTTGAAATTCTCAATAATAGGAAATTTTCTATCCAATCTTTTGATATTTTTGATTTAAATTTTTCAGCAAAAGCCAATATGGTTGGTATCCCGAATATTTCGGATGGCGTTACATCTGTTACCGTGAATAATTTTTTTGATATTGGGTTTATAAGCTCCAAAGAAATCTTTGCCAACGCCTCTTCAGTCCCAAAAACTTCCGATTCTGTAGTGTCTTCCCTTTTCAATACCATAGTTTCCCTAATGTAATATCTTTAAATAATAAAGCAAATACATCACAAGTCCAGATATTATGAACGCTATTGGTATCATCATCCATCTTTGGAATTTTATGCCTTTTTCTCCGCTTGCGTATTTTTTCATTTGCTTGAGGAATCTCATGTCAAATGTTTCCCTGAGCAATTCTGGCAGTATGTCGTCCTCTGTTTTTTCTGGAAACACAGGCTCTATGCTTTTTAAAACATACTTGTCTTTTAGTTCAGCGTATTTTTCATCGTCTATTTCAGTTTCGGTTTGAACAAAGTGGACAGGCTCTACCTTATCCCACTTGAATATGTAAAAAGGCTCTATTTTGTTTGAAAAAAGCCTTTTCTTTTTCAGGATGATTGGGGATGCCCTATCAACTATGAACTCCTTTTCCCCGATTATTGCCTTTCCGTCCTTGATGTCTATCTTTTTTAATTCTCCTGTGAAATCTGAATATAGTATCAAAGCCTTTTCTGACATTAATTATCCTCCTCCATTATTTTTTTTATTTGAATTGAAAGTTCTGCCAATTTTTCCCCTTTTGGTGTTAAAACCCACATCCTTTCGTTCCTGTCATTTATGCCATCCACAATTATAATTCCGTTGTCCCTGAGGTATCTTGTAATTAGCCAATATTGTTCTCTGTGCATTTTTGAATAGTCCTTGCCTGTAACTTTCTTTTTTTCGCGTATTGTTTCAAGAAAATTGATTATTTTTTTAGTAATTAAAATTTCCATGTAGAATTTTTGTATGATATATTTAAATTAGTTATGAAAATTTTTAACAAGTGCTTATTATTTTTTTTCTATTTACTTTATAACTCCCCAATAATAAAAAAATCATATTTAAAAAATGGAGGTAATTGACATGGCAGAAGTTGCTGGTTACATAACAACCGTTGTTGCAGGTATCGTGGGTGTTGTTGTGGTCGCTAACATGCTTACACCCGCTATTGATGCCACAAATTCAACAGGAATAGCAATACTTGCACCTGCGATAGTTGGAACAACGCTTGGTGCTGGGCTTATAATGTTTGTCCTTAGAACTTTCTTCTAAGGATCAAAAGCCCATATAAAAGAGCTTAGGGGGCTTCCGAGCCTTACCTTAGGCTCTTATTTTTTTCTTTATTAGTGTAAAATTTGCCTTTACAAAGGGGGCATATTTCTTCTCGGAGTTTTTTTCTGGAATAATATCTCGATTTGAATTTGCCTTTGCAAAGGGGGCAAATTATTTCCATTTTTTCTCCTCGTAAAGCAAACACCTGTAAAATACCCTTTGCGGTATTGAAAGGACTTTTGTCGGGGTTTTCTCCATCTTGTCGTAGGGGCAGTAGTCCCAATTAAGGAAGTGGCAGTATTTCTCCTCGTTTATCGGCGTGGAGAATGGGCAGAACCCCTTTTCCTGTATGTAGTTCTTTATGTATTTACGCATGCTTTCGGTAGGGACTTGCTTAATCTGCTTGCTCATATTAAGCCTCCTAAGTCATACCCTCACTTCTGCTATTTAACCCACTATCAATTTTTTTATTTCTTCTTTTTTCAAGTTTTCAATTTTATAGTCAAGAAGATTGCTCAAGTATGTGAAAGAGGAAATTCCCTGCCTCTCAAAAAGAATCTTTATTGCTTCTGAATCGCTTAATTTGTAATTCAAAGCCTTCTCTATTCTTTTGAGTTCCTCTATGTTGATTTTTAGCAGTTCTTCCATTGCGTTGTTAAATTCCTCTTTTGTCAGCGATACCCTCTCCGTGCTTGAGCCTATCTTTGCCTGCTTGGTCGCTATGAAATTCAT